ATCGCCCCCGCGCTCGTCCACACCGGCAACGTGCCCGGCGTGCCGGTGCCGGCGAGCGTGGCGAGCCAGCCGCTCGAGGTGCCCGTGCCGCTGGTCTTCGTCCAGATCATGCCGGTCCCGGTCTGGATGAAGGTGTCGCAGACGTTGCCCACGCGCGAGCCATTCGGCGCCGCGCTCCCGCTCGTGATGACGCACGGCCCCGCGTTGAGTGTCACGCGGTCGGCCCGCACCGTCTGCGCCGCGACGGGCGCCGCGAGGAGCTCGAGGAGCAGGACGAGGCGGAGGAGTTTATTCAAGGTAGCCGACCCCGTTGACGTCTGAGTTCGCGACCGAGGGCAGCAGCTGCAGCTGGTAGCGGTGCGCCCCGGCGGTGAGGGTGACCGGGAAGGTCACGGTCCCGTAGGCGGTGCCGGTGTAGGGCGCCGAGGTGCCGACGGCCAGGCCGCTCGTCAGGTCGAAGAGGCGCGCGGTGACGCTCCCGGCGGCCGCGCGCAGCCGGACGCGCACCGTACCGGTCGTGCTCTGCCGCAGGAGCGTATCGACGATGTATTCGGTGCCCGAATCGCCTGGCGGTGTGCCGTCGGCCGGCAGCCAGCTCGGGCCGGGCGATTGGACGTAGGTCGTCGGCGTGCCGCCGAGGTAATAGACCGGCGTACGCGGCCCGGTGCCGCCGCTCGGGCCGCCGCCGCCGCTCGTCGAGATGGCGGTCCCGCTGCCGCCCACCGACCCGGCCCACTGCTTGTAGGTGTCGCGCCACTGCGGCGCCGCGCCCGGCGTCAGGCTCTCGACCGCGGTGACCGTCCACTCGACGGCGTTCTCGCTGGGGTTGCCGCCGTTGACGTCGGTGATGAGGAAGGTGCCATTGAGGTTGCGCTTCGGCAGGGTGATGGTCTGCCACTGGCCGGGCAGCAGCCCGCGCTCGCGGGTGCGGTAGGTGACCGTGCGGGGCACCAGCAAGTGCATCGCCAGATACGCCTGGGCCGCTTGCAGCGCGAGGTTGTAGTCGGTGATGTCGGCGGCCGAGACGACCGCCTCCCAGATGCCGTGGGTGGCTTGTTCGCCCGTGTTCTCGGCGATCGCGACGCTCGTAAGCGCAGCATCGGTGCCCTGCGCGAGCGAGGTCAGCGGCACCGAGCCCTCGCCATACCAGCGGGCGTGGGCCCCGGTCGTCGAGACGCCGATGGAGTTCCCGCTGGCGCCGGCGCTGACGGACGTAACTTGGATCACCGCCTGGCTGCCGCCCGAGGCGGTGACCTGACTGTGCTTCGTCATCGACGCCGCGTAGTTCCCGCCCGACAGGTTGATCGCCGCGAGCAGCGTGTTGATGCTGGTCAGCGCGTTCGCGCCGACGGTGAGGTGCCCGTCGGCATCCGTCAGCGTGGCCTGGTAGGTGTAGGTCTTCGACCCGACGACCACGGTCTCGCCATCGGCGAAATTCTGGTCGGCGCTCAGGAAGGCGTAGGCCGCAATCGCCGCCGAGGTGAACTGCACGATGACGCGATTCGCATAGGCGTTGCGGGTCGGCTCGGCGGTGACGTCGCCGATGGCGTGCCGGTCGCCCGCGATGACGTCGAAGGGCGCGTGTTCGGAGGAGGGGAGAAACATCCGCGCTTGCAAATGCGAATCAATCTCCCAGACGTAGCCGCCGGCGAGGCCCGCGATCGTATCGAGCACGTCCCGCACCAGCGCGTAGTCGCAGGGCACCGCGGGCAGCACCGGGCCGTCGACCTGCGTGGCGTTGACGACGACGCCGGGCATGTAGTGCGCGACGAGCGTCGTCAGCATCGACTTGAGCGTGCCGCTGACGAGGATTTCCTTCGCGTAGCGGCGCTCCGTCATCTGGTCGAACGAGACCGCCGTGACCTCGGTGTAGATCGGCGTGCCCGGTTCATCGAGCATCCCGCGCTCGCGCGGCGTGATGGTGTAGCCGCCAAACAGCGCGCGCTCCGCGACGCCGCCGCTGCCGGCCGTCGTCGTCGCCAGCGGCACCGAGAACTGGGTGGGGCTCAGGACCGTGCAGCGCATCGTGCTGTTGATCGTCGACGGCACGTTGCCGGTGACGGCGCCGACGTTGACCATCTGCCCGCTGACCAGGCCGTGCGTCTCGGTCGTCGTGATGGTCGTCGGGTTCCCGGCGGTGATGGTCTTGATCGGAATGCGTTCGTAGACGCCGACCGAGTCATCGAGCTGCGGCCGATATGAGGCGTCCTTCGAGAAGACCTTGCCGACAAACCGGTTGCGCCCGCTCGTGGTGAGCTGCATCTGCCACCCGAGCTGCAACGGGTGGAGCACGCCGGCAATGCTGAAGGCCCAGGTGCTCATCGCGTCAGGCCGTATTCCTGGACGACGACGGGGATATGCGGCACCACGACTTCCGCGAGGGTGCGGCCGTCCGGCATCATCACGTGGACGTGAATCGGGACGGTGCTCGCCGTCCGACCGCCGCGCGTGCCGTTCGCCCCCCCGAAGGAGACCGCCTCCGGCCCCGCCTCGCCGGCCAGGAAGTACGTCGGCTTGGTCACGTAGTAATCGCCGCCGGCGGCCTGCGCGCCACCGTAGGCCGGCGCCGGCGTGTCGGCCGGCGCATTGCTCGGCGGTACGTAGCGCGGCGCAATGGTTGGGGTCGCGGTGGTGCCGCTGAGCGTATGCAGGGAATCGATCAGATCCTTGAGCGTCTTGTTCAGCGTCTCGAGCGAGGTCTGCATCGACTCGCCGAATTTGATCTGGTTGATGTCGGTGATCTTGTTGCCGTTGGCATCGAGCAGGAGCCCTTGATCGATGAGCGCCTGCGCCGCCGGCTTCATGTTCTCCGGCACGTCCTGGCCGTACTTCATCGACTGGTCGATCACGTTCTGCACCGACGTCCCGAGGTCCGAGAGCGCGAGCTTCCCGTCCGCGCCGGTCGTCGTCAGCACCGCGCCGAGATCGACGCCGCCGCGCTGGAGCTCGTCCATGTCGTCGATGAGCGACTGGAATTCATCGTGGATCTTGGCGCCCTGGAACCCTTGCCCCATCTGGTCGAGCGTCAGGTTGTATTTCTTCGCGAGGGTGTCGAGTTGCTGATAGGTCGGCTTGCCGTCGCCGCTCATCTTCCCGAGGAGCGCGACGTTGTCCGCGGAGAGTTTCCCGGCCTTCGCGAGATCGTTCAGGTAGGGCAGCATCGAGGCGTCGATGTTGCCGCCGAAGGACTGGATCTGCTGGAAGACGTTGCCGGCGTCGGTGTCGAATTGCGCGGTGGCTTTATCCGCGGCGGCGAGCGCCGCGGTGATCTTGTCGATCGCGGCCTGCGCGGCCTTCGGGTCGCCCTTCGCGGTGCCCTGCGTGAGTTGCTTCCAGAGCGTTTCGCCCTGGCCAGTGGGCAGCGCGTCGAGCTGGGCGTGCAGCGCATCGAAGCCGCCCTGCGACTTGGCGAAGTCCTCGACCGCTTTCCGGCCGGCGGTCAGATTGCGGATAAACCCCGTGAGCGCGCCTGCCGCCGCGCCGACGGCGGCGCCCCACGGCCCGAAGGCGGACCCCGCCTCCGCGCCAGCCATCGCGCCCTTGAAGGCGCCCGCGGCCTTGCCGCCGGCATTGGCGGTGGCGGCCCACACGTTCATCGCGCCGCCGGCAATCGCCAGGCCGCTCGAGATGCCGGCCGCGGCTTTCTCGGTGGTCGAGGCGTGACTGCTAAAGAGCGCACTGGCGATGCCCGCGCTGCCCGACCACTCTTTATTCGCCGCCGCGGCTTGATGCAGCCCGTTCGCGATGCCGCCGAAACTCGAGAGCGCCGAGGCCGCCGTCGCGTGGCCGGTCGACTGCGCGATCGACGCGACTTGATTGAACGCCTGCCCGAGTTGCCCCATCGCGCGGATATCCCGCGCCGCCGCCTCCTCGATCGTTTTCGCGCCCTCCTTGAAGCCGTCGCCGACCTTCTCGCCAATCTCGCCCATGCCGCTAAAGCCGGCGGTGATCTTCTTTTGCAGCGCGTCGATCTCGGCATTGATCAGCACGGCGGCCGGCAGCGTGATCGTCTTGATGGTTTCGCCGAGATGTTCGAAGGCCGCGGTGCCCTCGGTGACTTTGGGATCGAGCTCGCCGAAGCGCACCGCGAGATCGACGAGCATGGGATCGAGTTTCGCGCCCTCTTTCCACAGCTTGCCGACTTCATCGGCCAGGCGCTTCTGATCGTCGGCACTCAGCTTGCTCGCGCCGCCGAGCTTGGCGACCGCCTCAGCGAGATTGCGCGCTTCCTCGTCGGCTTTGGTATTGCGGATCTTCTCCTCGAGCGCGGTGACGGCTTCGGTGTGTTTCTTGACCGCCTCGGCGGCCGCCTTCTGCGCGTCCTCGTATCTCTTAATCGCCGCTTCGGACGCGCCCAGCCATTTCGCGCTGTCGGCGGTCGTCTCGTTCGCGGCCATCGCCGCATCGAGATACTTTTTTTCCTCGGCGTTGAGCGGCGCGAGCGCGTCGCGCGTCAGCGATTTGAGATGCAGCGCCAGGCGATCGGCATTGCTGATCCCGCCGGTGGCGGCGGCGTCGGCGGCCGGCGCGACTTTGCCCCAGCCGGCCGTCACCTCGCCAATGCTCGCGCCGACTTTCTTATTCGCGGCGGCCGTCTCGTCGGCCTTCGCGTTGATCTTGTCGATCGCCGCGGCAATCACCGCGGCGTCGTCGCCCATCAACGAGCGCCAGCCGGCATAGACCACGCCGAAGGTATTCGCCGTGAACGCCTTCATGCGCGTTTCGAGATGCGCGAGCTCCACCTCGAAATCGTGCGCCGACTTGATCGTGGACTCGGAGATGATCGCGTCCTTGGGGACCTCGTCCATCTTCTCGCGCAACTGCCCGAGCATCGGCACGAGCTGTTTCCCGAGCTTGCCGCCGAACAGATCGGCCGCCGTGGCCGCCTTCGTCATTGGGTCATCGAGGCGCCCGGCCGCCTCGGCGACTTCCAAAAACGCCTCTTTCGGCCCGGCCGCGATCAGCGTCTTCACCGACAGCCCGAGCGCCTCGACCGCCTCCGTGGCGTTCTTGTCGCCGTGCGCGAGCTTCGTCGAGAGTTGCTCAACGCCGCGCGCCATCGTCTCGGTATCGACGCCGAATTCGGCGCCGACATACGAGAGCCGTTGCAGCCCGTCGGTCGTGATGCCGGTCGCGCGGCTCAGGTCCTCGAGCGCGGCGGCGTTCGCCACCGCCTCTTTCGTGAAATCAAAGGCTTTCTTAAAGAGCTCGATCGCCCCCTCGGCCGTCAGAAATTTCGTGACCAGGCCGCCGAGCGCGCCGGCGAAGTCGCCGAGTTGCCCGCCCCCCTCTTTCTGTTTCTCGGCGAGGTCCGTGGCGGCTTTCGCAATTTCTTGAATGGCCGCCGGCGCCGTCTGGCCGAGCGCCTGGAATTTCGCTTGCGCCTCGAGCGCGGTGGCGCCGACGCGCGCAAGTTCCGCGTCGGTGAGTTTCAGAAGGCCCGCCGTAGTCCCGCCCGCCTCCCCGAGCCGCGTGACGGCCTCGGCGGCGATCGTCGCTTGCTGGATGACCTTGACGCCGGACAGGGCGTTGCTGACGTTCGTCAGGCGGGTTTCGACCTTGGCGCCGTCGGCTTCGAAGTTCTTGAGCGACACCTCGGCCTGCGCCACCGCCGCGGTGAACGACGTGAAGTCCGCTTCGAACTTGCCGGAGATCGGCATTGGTGTCTACCCCAGATCGTCAGGATCGTGCGCGCGCTCGACCGCCGCATCTTCGTCGCGCAGCTGCTCGAGCAAGACTTGATAGATGTCGGGGTCTAGCTCAGTGACCCACTCATACCGCCAGCGACAGCGACGAGCGATGGCGAGGTTGCTGGCAATGCGCTCCCGCCACCCTGGCCGTTTTTTTCCGCCTCCCGCAGCTGGTCCTGGGCCGCGACGTGCGTCTCGACCGCGACGCGGATTTCCTGAAAGTCCAGCGGGTCGAGTTGCCGGAGGATGGACCGCACCTCTTCGCGCGGTTTATCGCGAATCTCGACGTGGACGCCGTCCTCATCGGTGAGCGACCAGTCGAGGAGATAGGCGAGCACCATCGCGATCCCGATCTCGAACGGGTTGGCCCGCATGGTGGTTTCGCCGGGGAGCGGCGCGCTCGCCATCGCCGCGAGCTGGTCCGTCTGTTCGCCGAAATTCAGCCGACGTTTGACGGTCAGCGTGTCGCCGTTCGAGAGCTTGAGCGTGGTGGTCTGCGGGGAGACGAAGCGTGAGGGCATACCAGTCCTGTTACTGTTCCGGGTCGGCCAGGGGCACGGTCAGCGCCGTGCCGGTGATGACGAGCTCGCCGGCGACCGGGAAGCACCAGCGTCCCTGGTCGCGCGGCGCCGTGAAATAGAGCGGGGTCCGGCGCGAGGCGTAGCCATTGAGCGACGCGAGCGTGGCGGTCAAGGTCCACCCGTTCGCGTCCTTCACAATGCGCCACCCGCGCAGATCCGCGGCGGTTTGATACCCCCACACGAGGGTCGCCGCCGGGCCGTGCAGCTGAAGCGACCGAAACATGGCCGGCCCCGATCAGGGCACCGGCACGGTCGGAATCGTCCACGGCCCGGCGGCGGCGAACGTCCCGGAGAGTTTCGGCGCCGCGAGCGTGCAGTCGATGTCGGCGTCCATGTAGGCCGGCCCGGAGAACACGAGGCTCGGCTCGAAGGAGTTGTGGCCGAGGGCGAGCTGCCCGGGCGCGGTGCCGGTCGCCGCGGCGGCAATCAGCGAGAGCTCGGAGCCATTGAAAAATCCGGCGAGGCTGCCGCTGATCTCAGGGATACCCGGCACGAAGACGTGGTTAGGGTCTTGGAAGCAGGTGACGTCTTCCTTCGTGGTCTTGAGGCTCAGCTTCCACGAATTCAGGCTGGCGATGGTTTTGAGCGTCACCGGCGAGCCTGCCACCGCGTTCCACTTCACCGTGCCGTACCGTCCGGTCTTGATCATCTGCGTACCCTCTTCTGGTGTCCGTCGTGACCCTGTGGGGGATCCCTGACTCGGTTGATGTGACGGCGGGCCCCACCGCCGTGAACGGGTTGATCGCCATCTGCAGTCGATACTGGCCGCCGCGGCGCCACCAGCGCAGCGACGGGTCGACCTCGTCGACTTCCGTGCGGCCCGGCAGCCGGGTTTCGCGAAACATGGCGATCGGCACGTAGCCCGGCGCGCGCGACGGCGAGCCGAGCGGGAGCACCTGATCGTCAAGCAGGGCGTCGATGCGCGCGCCGGCGCCCTTGATGTTGCCGTGCGTCGTGCTGAGCATCCGCGCTTCGACGAGATAGAGGATGTCTTCGATCGCGCGGCCACCGAAGACCGCCTCGTCGACCGCGTCGACGACCGAGACGATGACAAACTGCAGCGCGCCGGGCGGCGCCTCGTCGATGTAGATCCCGTTCGGACAGAGCGCCAGGAGCGCCACGTCGGAGGCGAGATACGCGACGAGCGCGTTATCGATGTCGGACGAATCGCGGGGGGCGCGGCTCATGGTGTCCCGCTCACGCTCAGGCCTTCGCGGCGCAGCAGATCCGCGAGCGTGTCCCACATATGGCGCCGCCACTTCTGGTAGCGCGGCTCGAACACGTGACCGGGCGGCATCGATCCGCGATTGGCGCCGATGGCGGTATGCCGCACTTGCGACCCGTGCTCGAAGTACCGCGCCTCTTTCGACGTGTTGCGCAGGACGACGACGACCCCGGCGGCGCTCGCGATGGGCGTCGTGACCTGGACGTGATCGCGCAAGTTCCCGGTGCGCCGTGGATAGGCGGCGACGATGTCCGCCTTCGCGCTCTCGGCCGCCGCCTGCACCAGGCCCGTCGCTTCACCGACGAGCGTCGCCGGCAACGCGCGCAGCGCGGCGCGGAGTTCCTCGAGCCCCTCAAAGCGGACGTGCGCCGCCATTACTGGGCCACCTCCGTCACGAGCAGGACGGTTTCGACGCCGGCCCCTTCGGTGTCGTTGACATCGAGCACGGTCCCGGTGTGCGCGATGCCGGCGCGGTCCGTCCACTGGATGCGCGTCGGCAGCAACGACGAGATCTGCGGATGGAAGCGGCCGCTGAAGATGTAGGTCGCGTGCGACAGCACGGTCGACGCGAAGTGCTTCTCCGACTGTTGCACGCTCGCCTTCTCGATGGCGCAGCGCCAGGTCGGCGGAGTGAGCGGCACGTAGGTCTGCGTGTAACTCCCGTCGCCGTCCATCGCAGGCGGTCCCGGGTTCGACAGCGTCGCGAGCTGGCGCAGCGACCCGATCTCGATCGCTACCATCGGGCCCCTCCGGCCAGGCTGTCGGCGACGCCCTCGGGCCAGTGCATCTCGCGCAGCAGCTGCGAGGGATAGGCCGAGTACTTGAAGCCGTCCAGCATCATCTGCACGCCGTAGGGGAGCTCGAGCACGGCGCCGCGGCGGGCCTCGTGCACAGCGGCGCGGAACGTATCGAAGTGCGCGACGAGATAGCAGAGCACGCCCCGCACGAGCGGCGGGATCGCTGTCATCGACGCGCCATAGCCGCAGGTATACGAGATGCGCACGGCCGCCGTCTGGGGCCGCGCCTGCGGCCAGTTGGCCCCGTAGAGCGGCTCGACGAAGCCCCGGCGCGCGTAGTCGCCGACCGGCGCCGTGTAGGCGAAGAGCGGCGCCGGCGGCGAGCCGCCGAGGCTCGAGTGCCAGGCGCCGGTCGTGCCATCGACATAGCGCACGTCGAGCACTTTCTGCAGCGGCGGCCGCGGTAGTTCAATGCGCGCGCGCATCCCGCTCGCCCCGACAAACGGGAACGCATCGAGCCACGCTTCCCGCGTCGCCGTGAGCAGCTGCCGCCCGGTCTGCTCTTCGAAGTAGGAGGCCGCGGCGTCGATGTAGACCGCCGTCAGGACGTCGTCGACGGTGCCGAGCGCGCGGATGTGCTGCTTGGCGTAGTCGAGCGTCAACGCCGAGACCGGCGGCGAGCCGGCCGCGACCGTGCTCACGAGCGAGTCGGTGATGCGGAGCTCGGTCTGCCTCATGCCGCACTCCGCTTCGTCCCGTAGACCAGCCGCATCCCGAGCGGCGCCGTGTTCGGCGTCGCGAACCGCTCGAAGGTCTGCCCGTGCGTGCGTTCGAAGGTGTCCCAGGCCTCCGCGACCCCCGGGCTGTCCGGGTTGTCGTAGTCGTCGCCGGCGACCAGGCCGCCCTCCCGCACGTGCGGCCACCAGGCCGCCAGGTCGGCGGCGCAGCCCTCGCGCGAGTGGTCGGCATCGATGTAGAGGTAATCGATCGGCCCGTCCCGCCACGCCGCCGCGGCCTCGGCCGTCGTGGCCAGGATGAGGCGCACCCACGGCGCGACGCCGGCGGCCTGCAGGTTCGCCGCGCACATGGCGAGCACGCCGGACTCACCGGAAAAGACGGGGTTCCAGCTGTCGACGCAGACCAGGTGCCCGCCCCACGTACGCAGGAGCCGCGTCAGCCCGATCGCCGACGCCCCCTTGTGCGTCCCGAGCTCGACGCAGACGCGCGGCCGGTGCGCCTCGACCAGGGCGAGAATCTTCTCGCCGTGATGAAACCAGCCGGCCGGGAGGTCCTGCAGCTCAGGACGCATGGAGGACTCCCGCGGTGAGCTGCGCGAGGCGGTCGTCACGGACCGCCCCATAGGTCTGCGCGTCGCCGTCCACCTCTGGCCAGGCGCGATACCACCCGGTGTCGATGCGCGGCCGCTGGATCTTGACGAGCGCCTCGTCGCGACTCTTCGTCACGTAGTGATTCACCAGCAGCCCGCTGTCGTTGACGCGATGGCTGTCGCCGTTGGCCAGGCGCAGATGATGCGGGTCCAGGAAGGCCCGCACCTGCGACGGGCGCGCGATCGACTTGCCGCCATGCGCGTAGGCGTGATGCGGATGGTCGTCGGCCGCGCGGGTACGGAACGCCTGCACCACGGAGCCCGCCGGGCGGGTCAGGTGCCCGCCGTAGCCGAACATGCGCCACGGCGCCCAGACCGCGTCGACCGCCGGCGGCTGCGCCGCCAGGACATCGAGGACGCGCCGGCCGTCGGGGTGATAGAGAAACTCGTCGACGTCGAGAAACGCCAGCCAGTCCGCCGCGCCCCGCAGCAGCCCGTGCCGATAGGCGGCGAGCTGGACGCCGCGGCCGGGCCACGGCTCGACCACCACGTCGATGCCGAGGCCGTCGAGCCCGCCATCGGTCGACTCGTTGTCGTAGAGCCAGAAGCGCGTGACGCCCTGCGTGCGGTAGTGCGTCAGCCACTCCGCGAGATACAGCCCTTCGTCGCGGACGATCGCGCAGACATGCAGCGTCGTCATCGGAGCGCCTCGAGGTGCTCGGGGTACGCGGCCAGGCGGAAGATGAACGACGCCGTGTCGATGTGCTGCCAGCGCACGCCGAGCAGCAACAGCACGTGAATCACGCGCCAGTCCCACGCAAATTCCTGGAACGGAAACCCGTGCGGGAACGCGGTGCGCAGGACGGTCGTGCGGAAGAGCGGCTGGCCGAGATCGATCTGCGACCCGGCCGGCGGCGCCGTGCGGAGCTCGCGGAACGCGGCGTACTGGCAGGAGGCGTAGACGAAGCCGAGATCGGGGTCGCGGTCGAGCGCGTCGACGAGCGGTGAAAAATGGTTGGGCAGATACGCGTTGTCGTCGGAGAGAAAGCAGACGAACTCGCCCGCCGCGGCCCGCAGCCCGTCGAAGGCCGGGCTCATGCCCCAGTCGTTCGCGCGGTCCGACCGGCGCAGATGGCGCACCCGCGGGTCGTCGAGGCCGGCGACGATCGCGTCGATGCGGTCTTCGATCGCCGGGCCCGGCGCGTCGGACACGACGAGCTGCTCGTGATCGGCGCACGTGCTCTGCTTGGTCGCCCGCAGACACCGCGCGAGGCAGTCCATGCGGTCGTAGACCGTCGTCACGATGGTGACGCGGGGCGTCATGCCGCCACCTCGGCGCGCATGACCGTCAGCACGGTCTGGAGCCGCGCCGCGTAGGTGTCGTCGGCGAGCGCCACCGCGCAGCGCCCGCGCAGGCGCTCGACCTCGTCGGCCTCGGCCGCGAGCAGGGTGCGCACCAGGGCGACACACTCAGCCGGACGATCGAAGGTCGGCAGGTCCGGCACCCGGGCGAGCTCGGGGCGCCATTCGCTGACGACCAGCGCGCCGCAGGCCAGCGCCTCATAGATGCGCGGGTTCATCGCGGTCGCGGGGATCGCGTTGCGGTTGAAGTGGTGCCGATCGCGGAAGACGTTCACCACGATCCGCGTGCTCTGGTAGTAGCGCGCCGTCTCGCACGCGATGATGCCCGGGCTCACGCAGCGCCGCGCCACGTCCGGGTCGTCCCACGCGCCGCCCACGACGTAGTCGAGGAGGCCGGCACGGGCGAGCGCGCCGAGCACGGCGTCGCGGGTCGGGTTGCCGCCGCCGATGAAGCCGACGCGGAACGGCCGCTCGAGGCCGGCCGGCTGGTGCACGTGCGGGTCGTAGCAGACCGGCAGCCGCGCGGCGCGCGGGTGGCGGTCGAGCGTCGCGACGTCATTCACGAACACGTGGTCAAAACGCGACGACCAGGCCGCGGTGTCGTCGACCTCGTAGGGCTCGTCGAGGAGCCACACGGCCGTCGGCACGCCGAAGCCCTTGAGGTTGTAGAACCGCTGCGCGAAGCGGCGGCCGTGGACGACGAAGATGAGATCGGGCGCGAAGGTCTCGATCTGGAACGCGAGGTCGGGCGCCGCCCAGTCGGCGTGCGCGTAGGCGAGGCCGAGATCCGCCGCGGCGTGCGCGAGCCCCTCGGTGAACACGTCGCCGCACGAGAGAAACTGGTAGTCGACGCCGAAGACGCGCGTCATGCGACCCGCTCCGTCGCGACCGCGAGCGCGTCCTCGAGCGCCACACACGGGAACGCCGTCAGCACCGTGCGCCGCGAACAGTTCAGCACCTCGACGCCAATCTCTGCGAGCGGCGCGACGATGGTCTCGAAGGCCGCGCGCATCTCCGCGTAGGGCGACGGCACCAGGCTCGGATGCTCGCCGAACCAGTGCGTCCGGTCGCCGTCGGGCCCCAAGTCGTAGCCGAGCAGCAACACGCGCGCGGCGCCGAGATGCACGGCGAGGTTGACCGCCTGGTAGCCGCTGTTGTGGCCGGCGCGCAGCCCCGTCGGCGCGAGCTCGAGCCCCGTCCAGCCGGTGTTCTCGAGGACCTGGACGTCGGGCCAGGTGATCGGAATCGACCCGGCGAGGCCGTACTTCGGGCCGGGAAACGACGGCACGCCGGCGTGCCAGCTCCACCACTGCTGGTCACACGCGTAGAGGATGTCGGCCCAGGGCGCGAGCCGGTAGGCGTCGTTGATGGCGATCACCCGCGCACGGCCGCGGACCGCCGTGACGTCATCGAGCGTGAGGCTCGGCCCGCCGCCGAGGCAGACGATCGTTGCGCCCGGCCACAGACGCGGCACGGAGGGCCTCACGCGTACGTCCTTCCGGGCGGCCCAGGCTCACCCGCCGGCCCGCGCGGACCGGCCGGCCCGGCCTTCCCCTCGGCCCCCTGGCGGCCCGCCTTGACGGCCAGGCGCCAGGCCCCGGAGCCGTCGCCCGGTCGCTCCTGCGCCCCGTGTGTCGCCCGTTGGGCAATCCAGAACGACCCCGCGTGCGTCACGCCGGCGCCGCGCGCGTAGCTCTGGTCGGGCTTGAAGACACCTTCGTCGAGCGGCACGGGGAAGGCGAGCCGCTCGCCGCCGGGCCCCCGGGGGCCGGCGGCGCGGGCGAACCGGATCGTGCGGTCGTCGAGCGGCTCGACCCGCAGCGTCTCGAGCGTGCCGTCGCGGCCGTGAACGCCATCCGCGCCCCGCTCGCCGGGCTCACCTCGGGCGCCTGGCGCGCCATCGCGGCCGGCCACGCCCGGCTGCCCATCGCGTCCCGGTGTGCCTTCGGGACCGGCGGGGCCGGGCGGCCCGTCCGCGCCGCTGGCGCCAGGCGGCCCGGGGGGCCCAGGGACGGCGCTGCGCGCTTCGAGGACGGTGAGCCGTTCGCAGAGCGGCGCCGTCGCGCTGCGCACAGCCACGCTGATCACGTTCGCGAGCCGCTCGCTCTCGGTCATGCCGCGAACTCCTTCAGCACCAGGTCGAGGACCTCGTCGTAATCGACGGCGACGGCCTTCGCCGGGGGCCCGTCTTGCGGCGCGCCATCCTGCGGCGGCGGCGGTGGCCCGGGCGTCACCGGCGGTTTGACGTTGTCGCTCCCGAGCTTCTCGAGCGGCCAGTTCTGTTTTTGCAGATAGACCTGGTCGCCGCCCGGCACGGGTGGCAGGTTGAACTTCGCGCGCGCGTCGTTCGGCTTGTAGATGCCGCCGATCACGCCCTTCGTCGCGACCTCCATCCGTTGCACCGAATCCATGCGATCCAGCGCCTCGATGTCGAATTCGACTTCATAGGGCGTTTTCAGCTCGAGGCCTTCCGTCAGGCAGAGCTCGAGCGATTCGAAGTGAATCTGCAGGCACTGGCCGTAATAGAGCTGCCCGAGCGCCTCGACGTTGTTGTAGCTGGGCAGCGGCCCGACGCCGACCATGAACGGCGGCACGTGGTAGACGCCGCAGATCTTCTCGTCGCCCCAGTGCAGTTGATCGATCAGCTGCGCATCGACCGCCGACATCACCGGCGGCTTCTCGAAGGTCAGCCCATCGCCGAGGACCGCGACCTTGCCGATGTTCTTTTCGCCGGCGTAGTTCTCCTGCCAGTACTTCTCGAGTCGCGCCGCGGTCTCGGCGCTGATTTGCTTGGGCGCCGTCAGCACGCCGCCGATCTGCGACCCGTGCTTGAAGAGCTGCGTCGCGTTGTTGATGATCGCGAGGCCTTCCATCGCGGCATGGCCGCAGGCGTAAATCGGCGACAGCCCGACGAGCGGGTGATAGAGCGCATACATCGTGTCGTGGATGAGTTCGCTCGCGGGGACGACGACCGAGGCCTCGGTCACGCCGGCCAGCACGTCCTGCTGCAGCGCGTAGTAGACGTCGCCGGCGGGCGTCACCATCGGCTGCACGCGCATCGGGTCGAGTAAGTAGAGGTCGGTGACGACCCCGCGGCCGTCCCGCACCTTCAGCGCGTACGCGTTGCCGCGCAGCAGCTTCGAGAGCACCCACGACTCGTAGAACTGAATGCGGTTCTGGAAGTGATTCGGCCGCCGCAAGACCGGCGAGTAGGCGGCGTTGTCGACTTCGGTCTCGATGTCGTCACTGTCCTCCTGGACGAGCTTCGGCCGGCACTTCGCGATGTCGCCGGCGATGAGCGTCACGCAGGACCACACCGTCGGATGCGTCGCCGCCTCTTCGACGCCGACGACGATGCCGCGCTGCCAGGCGCCGGCGAAGCTCTCACGGATGACGGGCCACCAGCCGCCCGAGATATGCGTGATGAGATCGGTCGGTGGGGCGGCTTTCTCGACGCCCAGCCAGCGACGCAGGGCGGTCCGTGGGGAGAGCATCAGTCTTCAGCGCGCAGGTCGCGCCGCTTGTGGCGGCCGACGGGCGGGGTGGAGGCGGGATCGTCGTCGACGCGCTCCGCGGCGCCGACGCTGATAAGCACGTCGCCGGCATCTTCGGTCGCTTCGAAGACCTCGCCGGGGAGCTGCCCTTGCGGGCATTCCTTCAGCGCGCGGTACTTGCGGAGAGTGAAGTTATCGAGTGGCATGTCGTCGCCCTCAACGCAGGGGACGCCCGCGTCGACCATCCACCGAGCGCGGCAGACGGCCGACGCGCGCCCTGGGAATTACGCCTTGTAGGCCGAGTTGTAGATATAGCGGGCCGCCTGCGGGCGGCGCAGCTTCCAGTTGATCTCGCGCGTGGCCTTCAGGCCCAGGAGGCCCGCCTGCCAGAACGAGACGAGCGAGGCGCCCGTACCGCTGATACCGCTCTGCGCCGAGCCGGAGTCGACCATCTCGACCGACGCCTGGTCGCTCGCATCCACCGTCACGACGCCATCGTCGGCGAGGTACACCTCACCGGCCTTGACGGCGACGATGATGTTCGAGACCGGTGACCCGACCCCGACCATCGCGGTCGTCGTGATGACCGGGAAGCCGAGCAGGTTGCCGCCCTGCATCGTCAGGCCCGGGAAGACCGGGTTGCCGAGCGAGGTGATCATCAGCGAGATGTTCAACGCGTCGACCGTCGACATGATGAGCACGATATCTTCGGGCGACAGGTTGGCCGCGGCGAAGGTGGCGAGCAGCGTCGCCAGGTCGGTGCGCAACTGCGCCGCGCTCGGGCCCGTCGGCAGGATCGGCGTCGTCCCGTTCGTGATCGACGCCGGCGACACGTTGGCGACAGCCGCCTTCGCCGGGTCGATGAAGTCGCGATCCTGTTTCGCGATGATGGCCGCGGCGATGTCGTCGCGCACTTTCGCTTCCGCGCTCGGGTTCGAGAAGCGGATCTCTTCCTTGGTCAGCACGGCGAGCGCCGCGATTTTCGACCAGGTCAGGGAGGTGAAGAAGCTGGTCGCCTTGCTCAGCAGCGCCGGCAAGCCCTCTCCCACCCAGTTGGCCGTCAGCCCCGCCGAGAAGCCGCTCACGCGGGTGTTGAACGGCACGCGCCGCAGACTCGGATACGTGGTCCCGTTCTGCGTCGTGCCGAACTTCCCGAGAATCGTCCCCGGGCGCAGGAACGTGATGAAGTCGTCCATGATGTTGTACGGCACCATTTCCGACGCCCACCCGCTCACCGACGTCGCGGCGGCCCCGACGGCGGCCTTGGTCATGTAGTCGATCATTTTCACGAGCGGGACCGCGTCGTCGCCGTAGCTTTGCCGCGCATACTCTTTCGCCTGCAGCTCGTTGCCGCGCGCCATCGCCATACACATCGCGGTGCGCGCGAACAGGATGCCGGGCTCGAGCTTCTTCGGCAGCACCATCACGCCCGTGCGGGACGTCGACGCGGTCTCGATCGTGGTCCCGTGGACCGGCACGGCCGCCTCTTTATCGCGCTTCTCGGCCGCGCGCAGCCGCACGAGCTGCCCGTCGATGTCCTTGACATCGAGCGCGAGCCCGTCGTGCTCGTCCTTCTCGGCCTCCGTCAGGGTTTCGCCGGCGTCGCCGGACTTTTCCAGCAGTTCGTCCATGCGCGCGGTCTTCGCGGCGCGCGTCGCTTCCCAGCCGCTGATCTGTTCACCGTATGTTTTCTTGGCCATCGGAGATTTCCAGCGCATCGAGACGACGCGCGGTGAGTCCGAAACGCCGGACAGTGAACGGGGGACCAGGCGCGCGCGCGGGCCTGACGCGGCCGCGGCGCTGGTGTCGTAGGCACGGATCGTCTGAATCGACGCGTCGGCATTCGCCGGAATCGTCACGGCACTGAGCTCGAGCCACTGCCACCGCAGGAAGTGAAAGCCGCCGGTGACCTTGTCGTAGCTCTCCTCGAGCGCCATGAACCCGATCGACAGGCCGCGCACGAGCCCGAGCGCGATCGACTGCCACGCCATGTCGAGGCGATCTTTCAGCACGCCGGGCACGTCGGTCTTCGCGATCTGTGCCGTGATCTCGATCGCGTCGCCGACCTGGTGCGCCTGCGTCACCATGCCGATCGGGGACTTGCTGTCGTGCTGCCAGAGGAGCGGGAGCGGGAGCGCGAACTCGGCGCCGGCGGGTTCGACCACGTCGCCGTAGCGGTCGGTGGAGGCAGAGGTCGCGACGCCGGTGAGCGTGCGGCGCTCGGCGTCAACCGCCTTCAGCTCGAGCCGAGCATAGGCGCGGCGCGGCGTGGTTTCACGTGAAACGGCTTCGGGCATGTCTGATGCCCGAAAAGTGTGCGCTTACCGTTGAGGTTTCGTCTTACGAAACCCGGTCACTTGATCGGATCGGTGAGGCGGAAGACGCCCGGGAACGGACGCCGGTCCTCGACGTGCGTATCGATCATCTCGCGCAAGATCCCAGAGACATCCGTCCCGCGCGCGGCGGCGACCCGTCGCAATTCGAGGCGTTGCGCGGTGGTCACGCGGAGCGTGAGCGTCGTGTCTGTGCGCGTCCCGTAGATCGACGGCCGGCCTGGTGGTCGTTTGTCAGTCATGGCGCCCCTCCGATCACAAACATCTGGTATTCCGGCTCGGACTCCGGCGGCAGCGTCGCGAGCTTGCGCGCCATGAGCGCCGCGATGACCGGGTCGATCCGCCCGCGGCTTTTCTTCTTCACCGGGTAGATATTGTCTTTCCCGTCGCGCTGCACCACGACGTTGCTGATGCACCACGCCATGAGCGGATGGCCGCCGGCGTCGACCAGGCCGTCAAGGACGTCCGCTTCGAAGTCTTTCGACGGGCCGCTCATCTGCGCCAGCGTCTGCGGAATCTCGACGACCGGGAACCCTTCCGCCTGCAGGTCCTGCTCGAGATTGCCGGCATTCCACGGATCGAACCCGATCTGCTGCACATCGAACAGCGCCACGGCCTCGCGAATGATGTCGACGACGACGCCCTGGTCGATGCGGTTACCCGGGTTCGTCCGCAGGAAGCCGCGCTCGATCCACACGCGATACGGCGCTCGGTCCCGCAATGCCCGCTCGTCCACCGTGTCTTCCGGGGTCAACGCCCACACGACCAGGCGCCATCGGCGGTCACTCCCCCCCGCGACCGGCGGAAACGCGGCCACGATCGCCGTCAGGTCAATCTTCGAACTCAGATCAACCCCAAGGCAACACGGCCGGCCGCGCAAGTCCTCGGGAATCACAAAGCGACTATCAGTCGACCAGACCGTTTGCCCGTGCCGCCAGCCGTCGAGGGACAGCCACGGCGCATTCGTATTCACCCAGAGGTTCAGCCGCTTCTGCTTAAACTCCGCCGCAGCGCTCGGCATGTTCTTCGCCTTCAGCGCGAGCTTCCGCAGATCGTCGGGATTCACCGAGAGGCCGAAGTGCGGATTCGCCTTCTGCCACGTCCGCTCGTCGAGCCAGTCATCGTCGACGTCGGCGTGGGCAATGAACGCAAAGAACGCCAGCGTCGAGGCATCGTCCTCGAGGACCCCGTCGAGAATCTTGCACGCGTAGTCGTGCTGGTCGCCGCACGGCGACACGAGATCGTTGCCCGCGGTCGTAATCTGGAAATTCAGGAACGTATCGCGCGCGCCGGTCGCGCTCTCCATCACGTCGAGCAGGTCACGCACCTTGAACGCGTGGAGCTCGTCGACGACGATCACATACGGGTTCAAGCCGTCCGTTGTATCCGAATCGGACCCGAGGGGCTCGAGCTTGCTCGAGGTCTCGTCGCGATGCAGATTCGCCGCACTCACCGTGATGCGCGCCAGCAGCGCCGGCGTGATTGCGACGAGTTTCTTCGCGTCGTTGAAGACGATTTTGGCCTGCTTCTCCTTCGTCGCGATGACGTAGCCCTCCGCGCCCGGTTCGCCCTCGAAGAACACGGCATAGATCGCCACGATCGCCGCTTCGAAGGACTTCCCCTGCTTACGTGGTAGCTCGTTGTAGGCCGTCGTGAACCGCCGATAGCCCGTCTCGATATGTCGCCAGCCGAAGATCGACCCGAGGCGGAAGACCTGGCTCTCCGTCGGCTCGAAGAGGTGCCCGGCCCACTGGCGGCCCTTGTAGTGCTTGGCCTGGCGCGCGAAGTCGAGGAAGCGCAGCGCGCAGGGCTTCAGCCGGACGCGCGCGTCCCGCACCTCCCACACGAACCGAAACGGGAACCCCGGCGTCCCCTCGCGCGCGCGGTCGCGCAGATGTCGCGCGCAGGCCAGGCGGTGATACTTGCCCGCCGGCAGCTCGCCCGCCACCACGCGGCGCGCGTAGGCGTCGACTGGATTAGTTGACCGCGGCGTCATCGTCATCGAAATCGCTCAGCGCGTCCCCCTGCGCCGGCGGCCCCTCGCCGCCGCTCACCTTCGGCGCCCGAATCGCGGACGCCGGATTCAGAATCAGGTCGTTCTCGTAGAGCCGGCTCGCGAGCACCCACTGCCGGAGCTCTTTCAGCGTGGCCGACCGGTCCGCGCGATCCGCCGCCCGCCGGGACCCCCAGCGCCGCCGCAGATCCGCGACGACCGCCAGGGCGGTGCAATACTTTGCCAGCGTGTCGCGCGCCTTCAGCGTGAGCCGGTGCTCCGCGGCGAGCAGCGGCGCGTAGTACGTCCAGAAGCCCCGCTCCGCCCGCGAGAGGCCCGGCGGGGACGGCGCGCAGACGATCATCGCCGCGCCGGCGTCCCCCTTCGTCCGATGCTGCGGCCGGTCGCGGCTCCCGTGCAGCGCGCGCGTCGCGGCGTCCTTGACGGCCGGCCCGCTCTTGACGTGACCTCCCCTGGGCATCAGTCAAATTTCCTGGGGATCGGATCCGTTTGACCCATCCACGCATGTTGAAGAC